TTTTCAAATAGACAGCGACTTTGATGGATTTTCAGATTTCGATTTAGAAATCGAAGATGTATTTGAAACAAGGTACATTAAACCACCAAGATCAAAAGAAAGAGCAACACATCTACTAAAGTACGACAACGCTAAAAAACTAGCGCAAGATTTAAAGCCAACAAAAGGCATGTGCGCTCACGTAATCGTAAACGGCTCGTTTATTTTTGGAGACTTTATAGAGTGCTTTCTTGTCGAAAATGGCATAATAGCAAAGAAAATGACAATTTCGACTTTATCAATGGGTTACGAAAGTGTAGATAGTTTACTTGAATTAATGGAAACTGGGTATATCGAAAACTTAGATTTAATTGTTTCAGGATTTCACTTTTCACACAAACGACATACAATAGTCCAGTACACTTATGACCATTTAGATATAGAAGACCGTTTTCAATTAGCAGTAGCCGACTCCCATACTAAAGTTTGCCTAATTGAAACAGAAAATGGATCAAAAGTAGTTATTAAAGGAAGTGCCAACCTTATCAGTTCTGGATGTATAGAAGAATTTTCAATAGAAGAAAATACTGAATTGTATGATTTTTATTATCTTTACCACCAAAACATCGTAGAAGTCTATAAAACAATAGATAAAACGGTAAGAGGTAAAAAACTTTGGGAGGCTATTAAAAAATAAGAAGATGGGAGCTTACGCATCAGGAATGAGTAGAAAGCAAGCAATTGCATCGAAAAAATCAGAGTACAAAAAATCAGGGATAAGTCCAAAGAAAAAAGGATTGAAACCAGCAAAAGATAGAAAAGTTAGTGGCGTTCCTTTTTAATTAAATTCTGATTATGACCAAGTCAGAAGAGGTTAGAAGTGCCAAAAGTGACACTTTAAAAAAGACATTGCTAGAATGCTTGGACAAAAGTCTTGGCATAGTTTCCCATGCCTGTAAAAAAGCAAATACAACTCGAAAGACGTTTTACCAATATTGCCAAGAGGATGCTGATTTTAAATCGGAGGTTGACGATATTGCAGAAAAGGCCATTGATTTTGCAGAGTCTAAACTATTTGAGTCAATCAAAAATGGTTCTGACACTGCAACAATTTTTTATCTAAAGACAAAAGGTAAAAAACGTGGGTATATTGAAAGAACTGAAACCGAACTTTCAGGACAAGTAAACATGATAAAAGTGGGATATGGTAAATCAGATCAAGATTGATTTCAACCCAGAACTATTCAATGACATTTACTGGCATATCAAAAAAGATTTAGCCAATCAGGATATTAGGTACATTTTTTTATATGGTGGGTCGTCAGCTTCGAAAACATTTACCTATGTTCAGTCTGACATTACGGTTCTTAGGAAAAACAGGGTTGACATAAAAGACTCCATTTATTCCGATTATGTAAAGATTATCGAAGATTGGGGATTATCTCAATTTTTCAAGTGCCAAATCAATTACATAGAATGCCTTATAACAGGCTCTTACATTCGCTTTCGTGGGCTAGATGACAGTGAGAAGATAAAAGGACTAGCAAACTTCAAAAGGGTTGTTTTGGAAGAAATGAGCCAGTTTGAAGAAACAGACCTAAAACAGATCAGAAAACGTCTTAGAGGGCGAAAAAACCAGCAAATAATAGGGCTATTCAACCCAATTGATGAATCGCACTGGATAAAGACAAAGGTTTTTGATACCGAAACCCTTATTCCACAAGAAATCACTACAAACATAACCGAACACTACATTAACGATAAAGGCAATTTCGTAGTGTATAAGGTCACGTATCTGAACAATTATTATATCGTTGGGAAATGGAAGGACGGAAAACAGATAGGCGGCTTTGTTGACCAACACACGATAGATGATTTCGAGAAGGACAAAATAACCGATTTTAACTATTACCAGATTTACGGATTAGGTAATTGGGGCAAATTACGTACAGGTGGCGAGTTCTGGAAGGACTTTAGCGCAAACACTCACGTTCGATCAAACAAGTATGTTGACGGCAAATTAGAACTGTTTAATCCTGAATTGGCAATACACATGTCATAGGATGAAAACGTAAACCCATATCTTACATGTATTTTATGGCAAATACACATTTCAAAGGACGGCAAAAAAACAGCTAAACAGTTTGATGAAATTTGTTTGGAAGACCCTCGAAACAGGGTAAAGCATGTTTGCGCTGAATTTATTAAGCGATACCCATCCGAAATGGTAAAAGGTCTTTTTGTGTACGGAGACAGAACTTCAATGAAAGAAGATACGAAAAAAGAGAAAGGGGAAAACTTCTTTACTGATGTTTCAATGTATCTTCGAGATTATAAGCCAACGTTAAGAATGCAGTCGGTCAATCCTTCGGTTGTTCAGAGCGGGAATTTCATAAATCAAGTCTATGCAGTCGAGTACGAAAACATATCAATACAAATAGGTGAAAACTGTAAAAAATCCATATTTGACTACTCTTACGCCCTCGAAGATTCAGACGGAAGCTTAAAAAAGTCCAAAAAAACAAACTCAATGACAGGTGTATCGTATGAAGAATTTGGTCATATATCAGACGCAAAGCGATATTTCATTACCGTTGCTTTCGCAAATGAGTATGATAAATACAAAAAAGGCGGTCGAGAAACAAACATCCGAACGTCAAAACGCACAACGCAGGGAAGCTATTAAAAAAAAATCATGGCTGAAAAATTCAAAGATATAGAAGGATACGAAGGTTAATACATGGTTTCTGATTCCAGACAAGACAGGTTTCGTGCAACTGTATAAAAACAACACAAGCAAAATTTTCCATGTAGGAAGATTGGTTGCTAACGCTTTTGTTTCAAATCCTAATAATTACGGATTTGTTGGGTATAAAAACAAAAATTGCATGGATTGGATTGCTACAAATATTGAATGGATTGAAAAACGGTTTACCAACTCCAGCAATCTATTTAATATTTACGGTAAAAGTTCTTAAAATATAACTATTGTAACGTAATTGCATACATGGCATACCTACGTCTAAAAGACTACCAACGCTTTATTGACCTCAAACAACTTGATGAGGTTACGGACGAAAACGACTATACAAGAGTTGATTTAGAACCGACAAGCGAAGAGGAAGCTATTAGTTATTTGGTTCAAAAATACGACACGGTTAGGGAGTTTTCTAGCCTTGACGTTTACGACCCTACTTTAACCTACAAAGCACTTTCAAAAGTTTATCTTGATGCTAATTTGTACGCATCAGGTGCTAAGGTCGCAAACCAAACATTGGCACTTGGAAGCGATGGTTTCATTTATTTAAACACCACAGGGGCAGACTCAAACCCTGTAACCGTCCCTGTCAACTGGGCGAAACTAGGAAAGCAATACACTTTCTTTTATGGTAAGTTGCCCTTTGCAGAATGGGATTGGCAAAAGAGCTACAAAACAAATGTAACTATTTGGTACAAAGACCATACTTACACTTCAAAGAACGAATCAAAAGGTATTGCACCTGATGACGAAGATAATGGATTGAACTTTTGGACTGATTTGGGCGAATACACGATTGCAATAAATGCCATTACCGATACTTCCAAATGGTCAACTGGTGATATTCGTTGTCAAAAGCTAGTTGAATGCGTTGTAATGCTTACGCTTTACAAGCTATACAAACACACGGCTACAAGCAATGTTCCTGAATGGATAGGGCAATCTTATGACGATTCGATAAAATGGCTTACAGGTGCAGGACAAGGAGTATTTACGCCACCGCTAAAAGAGTTGGCTAACATGGTTGGTCACAGGATTAGAATTACAGGAAACCCTAAAAACGTTAATATTTACTAATATGGAAGTGAATGAAAATTTGCAACAACAATCGGTTTCGATAGATACATTCGTTCACGACTCAACTAATACACGCCCGATGGTGGCTATTGTTGAGTTTAGCCAAAAAGTGGAATTTGTTACAGATAAATACACCAGAGGGAATCAAGTTGCAATGAGATTAAGCGGAAGCCCGATTGACGCCAAAAACATTGAGATATACTTCAAACAAAAAGACCTGAAAAAGATTTTAGAGTTTCTTATCGAAGATCATACTACTAAAACCCCAGATAGAATTCGATTTAATATTGACCAATCAGAACCATTAAGATAAAAATATGGTACGATTCAGAATAAGTGAATATTGCACTATTGATGGTAAAAAAGTATTTGACCTTCAGCAGGGGGAAGAAAGAGTTAGGTATTTGTTTAAGATTTTACCAATACCTTCGATGTACTGGAAGGATGTTTGTTATAAAGTAATCCCCAAAAAAGAAGGGAGAATACAAACAGACGGTGGTAATTTTGAAACAAAAGAGGAAGCGATTGAGCTGGCAGAAAAGCTAAAAAAACTTTACAACCCAATCTATACGGAAATTTAGATGAACCACATAGACAAGGTAAATAACTACTATTTCCCGACAAATGAAGTGTCCGCAACGCCTCCAGTCCCGACAAGACAGGAGAACGCAAAGGATATGCGTAATTACATTGGAAAAGTCCAGCTTGCAAGGATAAAACAAGACATCCTTACATGGCGGGACGCTATTCGTGAGGCTGAATTGGCATGGTACCCGCACCGTGTCAAGATGCAACAAATGTATCTTGACACGACTTTGAACGGTCACATATTCGCTTGTCTTGAGCGCAGAAGAAATTTAACGCTATTGCGCAAGTTTCATATTTGCTCCCAAAATGGAGTAACGAACGAGTCGGCTACTTCGATAATACAAAAACAATGGTTTCGTGAAATATTGAAACAAGTACTGAACGCTCAGTTTTACGGTTATTCACTAATTAACTGGAATGAGGTAAAAAACAACGAATTAAAAGGCTTAAAGATTATTCGTAGGGCAAACATAAGTCCCGACCGATTAAACGTGACATCTTATTTCTACATGTTGTCTGGCTTGAACTTTACGGATGAAACACTAAAGGATGACGCTGGTAACAAATACGTAGACTGGTCTTTGTGGTGTCCAACTCCAAGCGATGACGGTATTAGCACATGCGGTTATGGTCTTTTGTACCGTGTCGCCCTGTATGAGATATTCATGCGTAACAACATGAGCTACAATGCTGAATTTGTTGAAAAGTTTGTAATGCCTTTGATCGTTGGGAAAACAACGAAAACAGAAGACCATGAGCGTGACGAATTAGAGCAGGGATTAAAGAACCTTGCGAGTTCTGCGGTTGCTGTCATTGACCCGACAGACGAAATCGAATTACACGAAAGCAAGAATTCAGGTTCGGGGTTTCAGTCGTATGATAATTTTGAGAATAGGTGCGAAAAGAAAGTAAGTAAGATACTTTTAGGTCATGCGGATGCGATTGATTCAACCGCTGGAAAGCTTGGTTCGATTCAGGAAGAAAGGAAGAAAGAAGACGAAATGAATTTGGTCACAGCTACAATGGCGAAAACGTTTTCGGATGCTGGCTATGAGGTTGATGAAAAGTACCTTTCTGAAAGAACCAAGATGGTAATTAAGAAAAAGGAAGTCGTAACGCCACCAATCAAGCTAGACAGAAACGTTCAGAACAAACTAGACGAAATGTATGAATTGGGATAAAGCCACGATTGGGCTTTTGATACGATCCATTTATGACGGTCGGGTTGACCCTGCAAATTTGCCTTACAAGCTTTACAAGGCTATTGCCTATTATTTCACAAAGGGAGTATTTAAAGGGTTTGGCAAAGATATTGCCGATACTGTATCGGATAGTGTAGACCACGAATTACTTTACAATCTACGTGAAAATGTTCATATTTTCTCAGGGGCAAAGACGTTTAATTACGTACTAGAAACGACTAACTTAATAGTCGAAGGTGACGAAATAATTCCGCTACGTGAATTCAAGAAAAGAGCCTTAGAGATTTACGACAAGTACAACGTAAACTGGCTAGATGCCGAATATGAGACTTGTATAGGTCAGGCGCAAAACGCTACCAAGTGGAAGGATATTGAAACGTCCCCTTTTGATTTGGTCAAATATTTGGCTGTTATTGACGAAAATACAAGTCCTGTTTGCGTTCAGTATAACGGGATAATAAAGGACAGAAAAGACCCATTTTGGAATGAGGCAGCCCCTTTAAATCATTACAGATGTAGGTGTTTACTCCAGTCTATTCCCGATGGAATCGTAAGCAAAAAGACAATAAACGATTTTGAAATACAACCAGCCCCTACATTTAGAAACAACGCAGGGCAAACAGGAGAGGTTTTTACAAAAGAACATCCATATTTTACCGACATTCCGACAAAATACCGTAAATTAGCAAAACAAAATTGGGGGTTGCCATTGCCAAAATGATATTAGCGAAGAAAATAATAAATAAAGACATTGATTCATCAAAAGAAAGTTGGATAGAATCTCATCTTGCCTACGAAATAACATGTGACGATGCAAATATTAGACAAGTTTTTTTGTTTCATTTAGGATCAATAATTTTGTCTTTTATGGCATTGGCTTTAAGCTTGATTAGTATGTTTGTTGTATGGTAAAAGACTG